GTCACACAGCAGCGGAGGAAACTAAGCTAACTGCCGAGAATTTCCCGGAAGTTCAAAAAGGAGGGGGTATAGCTAAAAATACCCGGTATCACGCACGGTTTTTGCGAGACTACCCCGAGAGGGTAGAAAAGAAGGTGGTGAGATGATACAGGAATTTAGATGCACGGGAACAAGAAAAGGCGGTACTAAATGCAACCGCCTGCTGGGATACATAGACGGATATGCGGAGATTAAATGTTCCACATGCGGTAAGTTAAACATATTTGACCCGGAAAAGCGTATGAAACAAATAAAAGAACTGATGAAAAACAAGTATTACGACCATACAAAAGTCAGATGAAAGGAAGATGATTTATGGACAGAACCAAAGCACAGATATTCCCCTGCACTATGCGGGGTGCTTTTTGCGATATTTTTAATTGCAGAACCCAGGCTAAATGGTTTATCGGCAGGCCGGATGGACCGTTAGTACCGGATCGGGCCATGAAACTGTGTGATAAACACATCCATGAGGTAATTAAGTCTATTCCGGATGAATTATTGCCGTTTGAGCCGGAAAAAAGCGAAATTGAAGCGACAAAAGAGGAATTGGCTAAAGAGGAGCCGGTGATTGATAAGCCTAAACGTCCAAAACCATTAAAACGGAGGCGGTAGGTAGTATGAAAGCCACAGACAGTCTCAAAAAAGCAATTGAATCAATAAAAAAGCCGGAAGTACATGAGCTTCCGAAGGAGAAGAAGCCAAATTACGGGAAAATGCCTGATGCAAACAGCTATTATGCTCCTACTTTGTACTTGGATACAAAAGATTTCCCCGGAGTGAAGGACTGGAAAGCAGGGCAAAAAGTACACCTTGCCTTGACATGCGAGGTTACAAACGTCAGCATCAACATAAACGAAACTGCCGGGAAGAAGGAAGAGCACCATTCTGCCGACCTCAAGATAGCTGCCATTTCCGATATTACAAAATGGCAAGAAGCGAGGAGCAAAAAATGACCATCGCGGTGATTGCAGGATTTCTCCTTTTTCTGGCTTGGCGAGAATATTGCCACGATAAGGAGCGAAAAGACCTCTATAACAGGTTAATGTCGCGTGATATAACCGAATATATGACCACTCAGGATAATAAACCACCTAAGCAGCGGAATTTCGTCAAAAAGGGACTTAAAGATAGTATTGATATGCTGACCGGAAAGGCAGGTGAGTAATTTGTTTGGATTTCTCAAAAAAAAGGAACGTGATGCACCGGAAGAAATTAGACTTGGACAGCCATCTGAGGAAGAACTTGTGTCTTTTGTGGACGATGAATTTAAACGAAGGCAGAATGAAAGACGGCCGATAGAACTGCAATGGCGGCTTAATGCTGCCTTTAAAGAAGGAAATCAGTATATAGACATTAACTCTGCCGCTATGACTTTAGTTGAGATACCGAAGCTATATTACTGGCAGGAGAGAGAGGTTTTTAACCATATTGGCCCTATTGTGGAAACACGGATTGCTAAACTATCCCGGAGCAGTCCGATTCTCAAGGTACAACCAGGGAGTGGCGAAACGGAGGATATTCACGCGGCCAAAGTAGGGGCGCAATTACTCAAAAATACCTTTAACGATAAAGATTTACGGCGGCTACAGGTAGAGGCCAATGCTTGGAATGAGATATGCGGCAGTGTGTTTTTCAAAAACGTCTGGAACCCGAATTTAGGCCCTGTGATAGGCATACAACAAGACGAAACTGGTAATCAGTCCGAAGTAAAAGAGGGAGATTTAGACGTTATATTATGCCCGGCGCAGGAGATATTTCCTGATTCTATCTATCGCCAATCGGTACAACAGTGTAAGTCTATTATTCATGCCAAAGCCTTTAGAATTGACGAAATATACGACCTGTGGGGCGTAGAAGTACCGTCGGAGGGTGGTATAAATGTCCTTCAGCTTCAGCAGGTGATGATCGGTCAAGGCGGACTAGGCTACGGCATGGGTGGATTCGGCTATAATGTTTCTTCATTAAAAGACCATGCTTATGTAAAAGAGTATTACGAACGGCCAACACGGAGGTATCCTAAAGGCCGTTTAATTATTGTAGCCGGCAAAAAGCTGTTATATCAAGGTGATCTCCCTTGGCCGGTAGAGGAAGATGGGCAGTTAGGACTTCCTTTTGTCAAATATGACTGTTTAACTAAGCCTGGATGCTTCTTTGGCAGTACCATCATAGAGAGATGTATCCCGGTACAAAGGCGGTTTAATGCCCTGAAGAACAGGAAAACAGAGTACCTTAACCGTGTAGCCATTGGCCAATGGAATATTGAAGAAGGCGCAGTCGATGAAGATCAGTTTGAGGAAGATGCTGGAGCACCAGGAGCAGTACATATCTATAAGAAGGGATTTGCTAAGCCTGAACCTGTGGTAAATGCACCTTTACCCCCTCAATTTGATACGGAAGAACAGAGTTTACTGACTATGTTTAGTATGCTATCCGGTGTATCTGAAATGTCCCGTATGAGTCAGGCACCACCGGGAGTAAAATCCGGTGTCGCTTTGTCAATTGCTACAGAGCAGGACGATACCAGACTTGCCACAACTGCCGGAAACTTTGATATTGCCATGATTCAAAATGGTAAACAGTGGTTGAGGCTGTATAAGAAATTTGCCACAGGGCAGAGGACGCTCAGGAGAATCAACCGAAATAACGTGGTTGAGCTGTTAGACTGGACCGGTGCTGACATAAGAAGTGATGATGTGATACTTGATACTTCTTCGGCACTGGCAGAAAGCCCGGCACAAAGACGGCAAATGATATTCGATCTCTTGAGTACACCGTTATTCTTAGACCCGGATACCGGTAAGATTGACCGGGATATGCGCTCCAAGATATTTGAAATGATTGAATTGGGTAATTGGGAATCGGCAGATGACTTTGACGAAGCCCATATATCCAAGGCAGAGCGCGAAAATCGCATGTTAAAGCAAAATATGCTGCCTAAAGCGGCAAATTATGACCACCACTTCCTGCATATTAAACACCATAATCAGTACCGTCTGACGGTGGAATATGAGGATATGGTACGTCAAAACCCGATGATAGATCAGTTATATCAGGCACATGTAGACCAACACTTGCAGATTTTGGCACAAACGGCCCTGCAAAATGCAGGACAACCAATAGTGCCGCAAGCTATATAAAGCCGATAACCTGTAAAGGCCGGCAAAATAAGGAGGAAATATAATGGATACTCAAACTGTCGATAACCCTGATGTAAACATTACGGCAAGTACAGACCCTACCCCTGGCGGGCCGGAAAATACCCCGTCAGGCGATCCAACTCAAGGACTGGAAAATCCGTTACTGAAGTTACTTAGGGCCGATGAATCAAAACCATCTGAAACACAGCCGGTTAATGATGAATCAAAACCATCTGAAACACAGCCGGTTAATAATGAACCGGCACCTGGACCCCAGGACATACCTGTCCCGGATAAGTTCAAAAACCCGGATGGTACGGTAAATGTTAATGCTTTGCTGAAAAGTTATACCAGTTTAGAAGGGAAATTAGGCGAACAGGGCAATCAACTAGGCCAAATGCAAGCGTTACAGCAAAAGGTTGAACAACTGACCGCAATGATGCAACAAAAGCAAGAACCGCCTAAACCCCAATGGACCGAAGAACAAATACAGAAAATGAATGAAGATTTTCTGCAGGAGTTCTACGATAATCCATTGCAGAGTTTGGGTAAACTTGTGAATATACTGGCACAGCAGCAGGCCAAAAGTGTAGTTGATCCTGTATTGCAAAAGTTTGAACCTATACTTTCCGAACGGGAACAGCAAAAGCAAATGGAAATGTGGAATTCCCAGGTGCAGGAAGTCGCACAAGCTAATGTTGATGAGTTTATCCGGCTTAAAGACACTATGAATGAGGTAATAAAAACCCAGGCAGACATCATAAATGCCCTGCCTGACACGGTAAATAAAGCTCAGTATGTGTTTAACCAGGCTAAAGCTATAGATGCTGCACGAAATAAGCCGAAATCACCGGATGAACTGCTGAATGACCCGGAATTCCTTCAGAAGATAGCTCAGAATGACACGATTAAGAACATGATCCTTAAAAGTCATGTAGAAGCTGTAAAAAGTGGACAACCACCGGTAGTAATCACTAATACCGGAGGCCAACCACCGGCAGCACCAACAACTGAAATAAAAAATACGAGAGATGCGACAAAAGCCGCAACGTCCTACTTCACAAGACTCTTGGGAGGTGGAATGTAAGCGGCTAAAGAAAGGAGTAATTAAAAATGGCTGATAATATTTTAGCTCTTTCTGCTGTAGCAGAAGCATTAAAAGAGTTTTATCTGCCTGGTCTTCGGTATCAATTAAATGATAAGGCCAGTGCTTTTTTAGCTCAAATTGAGCGGGACTCTCAATCTGTAGTAGGTAAAGAAATCGTAATGGCACTTAGATATGGCCGTGTAGGTGGTATTGGGAACCGTGCCGATGATGGTGATTTACCTACCCCGAATGCCCGGAAAACCAAACAGGCGAAATGGGAAACCAAGAACCTGTTTGCCAGATTCCAAATCACAGATAAGACCATGAAGGCTTCCCGGAGTAATGTAGGGGCTTTTGCTTCTATGTTGGAAACCGAGATTAAGGACTGTGAAACTGACGCGAAATTAGATCTTTCCCGTCAGGCATTGGGCAACGGCAATGGTGATTTATGTGTTATTTCTGCCGCAACTCATGCGAGCGGAGTATTAACACTGACCGTTGATACTACTATGTACCTGGCGGAAGGTATGCTGGTAGATATTATCGACAAGAGTGCTACCCCTGATGCACCGTTAGCAAACGGCGCAGGGTTGGAAATTATCTTTGTTGATGATGAGAACAGTCAGGTAAAATTGACCTGTGCTACTGATATTTCCGCTAATATTCAGGCGGCTAATGACTACCTGGTTGTTGCCGGGAACCTTGGCCTTGAATTAACCGGATTAAGAGCTGTTGCTGAGAATGACACTTTATATGGGCTCGACAGGGCTAATACTTATCCGTGGCTCAAAGCACAAAGAATAAATGTTAACGGTGAAATTGCCGATGTAGTGATTCAGACCGCCATTGACAATGCCGATAGAAAAGCCGGTGCTCAGACTAACTTCCTGCTTTGCTCTTACGGTGTGAGAAGGGCGTACCAGAACTTACTTACTGCTACCAAGACCCTTGCTAATACCTTGGATCTTAAAGGTGGCTGGAGTGCGATTTCCTATAATGGTATTCCTCTTGTGGCCGATAAGTATGTAGCTCCTCAGAAAATGTACTGCTTAGACCTGTCTGATTGGAAGATGTACCAGATGAGTGACTACGAGTGGATGGCACAGGACGGAGCAATGCTCTCCCGTGTATCCGGCAAAGCGGCCTATGAAGCTACCTTAGAGAAATACGCAGACTTAGGTTGCGGACGGCCTAAAGGAGTAGTGGAACTCTACGGAATCACAGAACACAGTTAATAGAGAGGGGATTTACCCCTCTCTTAAATTTGGAGGTGAAAAAATGGCTGCAAGTGTAACTATTAAAAAAAGATTTAAGTTCGGCAATGGCTTTGGTGTTGTTGCTGATGTGACTTTCGATGATTCATATCCAACTAATGGAGAGGCAATTGCCGCCGCTAAATTCGGCTTGCAATCTTTAGACTTTGTACTGCCATCCCCTGCCAGCGGGTATATATTCGAGTTTGACCATGCTAATAGCAAATTAAAAGCATTCACTCCGGTAAAGGCCCAATCGGCACATACACATGTTTTTACCGGTGAGGCAATGACGAAAGCACCGACCTTAATTGAAGGTGAAGAACCGGCCACAAAACTGCTCCAGAATGATGCTGGGACATTGAAGTCAACTGATGCCACGGCAATCCCTTTAGGTACTCCTGCCGGGACAAATGCTGCCAATGGTGCCATTTCTGCTTCTGCTGCTGCTGAGGTTGCCAATAATACAGATCTGCATGCTGTAACCGTACGTGTAGTTGCAATCGGGATTTAAGGGAGTGTAAAAGCTCCCTTTCTCCTTATTTGTGGAGGGTATATATGAATAAATTTGAGCGTGATGTTTACTACAGTTTGATTGGGAAACCGCACCTGGAACCAATATTTACGAGTGTGTATGGCATTCCAGAAAGAGCGCGAGAGGTAGACCCGGATATATTCATTGTTAGAAACACAAAAAGGAAGGTATTTGAGATACATTCACTTGGTAACAAGGGTGACACGTTCTGTTTTGTGGTGCCACATAAAGAACTTGATGCCCGGACTATTGCGTTGGTCCGAAAAGGCAATTTAAAGACCCGGGGTAAGGCAATATTCCGGGAAATGGACGAACATAACGAAAGGTTAGAACGATCTAACGAACGGCAGCGTGATAATGAAATC